TTAATTTTTTGGAAGAACTTTATTTCTCAAGAGCGCAAAATTTTCTTCGGTACTTACAATATAATAGTCCTTCAATTTCCAGGGCGGCGAAGTAAGGAAGTTTTCCGCATCCACCTTATCCATCACTTTACCGGAACGGAAGTTACGCATTTCCATACCGGCCATTCTCACGATCGGCCACGCCCCTGCAATATCCCAAAGATGCGATTGGTCAATGGACCCGCATCCACGTCCGATCAAAGGCCAGCATAAATTAACGGTAGCGCAGCCGGTCGCCATTATCCGGCAGTCACTGTAATCCCAGTTGAAACGTTTGAATAACATGTCGGAAATAAGGAACAAAGAACGGCTGGTTATTTTATGATCGACCCGCCCTATTTTCGCTTTTTCAGGAGCGGCCGCAAAAGGCCGTTTTACGTAAAAAGAATTATCGCCGTCGCAATAGAACAATTCATCCTGTCCGGGAAAATAAACGATACCAAGCCAGGGGCGGTATTCCTTGATCAGGCCGATCGAGACCCCGTATAAAGGAATCTGATTTGCATAAAGCCTTGTTCCGTCGATTGGGTCGACCGACCAGATATAAGTTTTATTGTCCAGAAATTCTTTATTCAGATACTCCCCTCTCCGGGGATCTTCTTCCTCGATCAGGACATGCCCGGGAGAAGAAATGAACCCGGACAAATGCTCATGCGCCAGGTCGGATATCTTTTTATCGGCTAAAGTTATTACCGAATGGTCGGCCTTCAAGTCAGGATCGCTGTTCTTGATCAGATCTTCAGCTATCTGTCCTGCTTTCCGGCAAAAATCGAACATTGTCTCGAGAAATCGGTCTTTCATAGGCGGAAAAAAATAAAGATGAAAAATCAAAATTGTTACCAGAGCAAATGCCTTAACTTAAGGTAAACGTATTATATATAAAAATAAGTATTTAACAACCCATAAAAAAGGCCTTTCAAAATGAATTGAAAAGGCCCTGATGTTTATCTCCCTCTCGCCTTCGGCAAGTTTTATCCTAATCTCTCAAGAACACACCTTCCAGCAGAACGCCGCCCTGATAAAGGACCTCCACCTTTGCTCCTTTGTCCACATCAGGAACACGCGAGCCTTGATCGCTCTCAAATACCTTTTTAAAAAAATCCGTCTGTGCCAACAACACGTCGCACAACACTTCCCCGTTGATCACGATGGTCAAGGTCGAGTTTTCAGGGAGCTTAAGACGTTTAAACTCCACTTCCATTTTCTTGGTTCCATCGCGATAGGACTTCACCTCGATCTCCCCAAAAGTCCGCTTGGGTTTCCATCCAAACAATTTGCTGAAAAAACCAGGCTCGGCCTCTCCCCAAAGATTCGCCTCAAACTCAGAAGCCACAACTTTTACCCGCATGCTTTTATCCTTTATTTAATAGCAGGGATATTCTCTACGCCGCTTTGCGGCGGCTGCGAGGACAAGGAATCTCCCGCTCGCCTTTCGGCTCGGGGACTTCGGAACCCATGCCTCCGGCATAGGTTCTCTTGACTGTCTCATGAGAATAGATATAAAAAAGGCCGCTATAAAAGCGTCCTTTTTTATATCTACGTCCCTAGCAGGAATCGAACCTGCATCTTAAGCTCCGGAGGCTTACACTCTATCCATTGAGCTATAGGGACGAATTACGTCGGATAGTATTTATTTTAATGCTTTATCGTCGGAATACTGCTTCTTTTTACGTTTCATTATTTATCATTTATTGTCATTGTTTTTCAGTACTTATCGGATTTTTAGGCACAATTTAGGCACATTCACTAATTGCAAAACAGTATTTAATAATGAAAATAAATCAAAAGCCGGATAACAATATCATACACATGAAAAAGCTTCAACACCTTTTATAAATCATTGGTAAATTCTGCGGAATAAAGCCGTAAATTTCGTGATCCGATATAATCGGTCCCGCTACCAGAATTATTATAAACGTATAATTGTATTTTATCTCCGACCGCCCATCCACTTATATCCTCACTGTATGTTGTATATGTATTAGGACACCCGGGTGTAGCTGTCCTCTGTGTTCCAACAGCTAAACCATTCCGATATAATCGCAAGGCACCTCCGTCATCCCCGCTAAAACATCCATCAAATTTAATTCTTAATGTGCCGCTTTTTTCATTTATAGTTATTTCTTTAACTTTAACCCAAGCACCTCTAGTCGTTTGAGCGCTGGTCACAGTATCGTTAGTATGTATTAAATTATCTCCTGCGGTATATTGCGGCAAAACAATCCCAGCCACAATATCATCTACATACTTCTTATTCGCTGTTTGATAATCGCTTGTCGGAGCGCTTGACGGCGAAACCGGAAATGAACTGAATGTTTTAACCCCGGCGATGGTTTGATCACCTGTCTTTGCTACAGCACCGGCTCCGTCAACAGTGACGAATTCGATCGCAGTCGCCCCGGAATTAACACGCGGCAATTTAGTCGCCTGGCCGGCATAACTTGACGGCGTATCAGTTAAACCCAAGAATGTCTGTGATATCGCGCCCAACTCTAACGCACTGCCGGAGGAATTAACCTTCACGTACTGATTAGCGGTATAGCTTGACGGCGTATCTGTGAGCCCTAAAAAGGTAGTAGCTCCCAGTTTAATGAACGGCCGCACATCTGCAAGGATATACCCCTGAGTCGCGTCTGTATCCTTATCTTCATAATCCAGGACCGCTGTCATAGCCGGTTTAAGATAAACCTCTGCGATCGGCACAACATCGGCAGAAACACTCGCCCAGGGCGCCGTTGGAGAACTAGCTTCAGATCCGGTGATAAAAGATACTGTTCCGCTTGAATGAGCGACTAAAATATCGATCCTCGGGTTCGATCCAGGAGCGACTAAAGTCGGCGCGGCTTGCGCGTCAACCAATAACGGCTGAGATCCCAGATAAACCTGCTTATAATAATCGCCCAGATTGGTACCCCTGACCGCAACCGTCATACCTACCGTAGCTTTAAGAGTATCGAAATAATACGTTTTAGAAGCAGTCAATTCCCGGTACCCGTAAGCTGTTATATCCGATAGATCCGCGGCCGTGCCGTTATTACCATCCGGAGAAGTGAGATCGATCTCATCCTGCTGCCAGGTATCCGCGCTCGCGTTCGATGTTATGTCCCAGTAACTTTGATTGCCGGAACTGTCTTCGACATAAAACTGAAAAGTATCAGCCGCCTGGCTTGACCTCTCCCAAAGCTTAATTTTTTGATACGCGCTTAAATTAACGACAAAAGATCTTTCAAAGCTCCGGTTGGCCGTGGCATCCGTAACTGCTTTTAATGAAAAGCTGCCCTCCTGAACAAGTGTACCGCTTACGGATTGCGATGTGATCGTAACGCCGGTGCCGACATACTGCGCCTGGGCCGACGCATTACTCGACCATTCCATTTGGTCTAAAATGAATTTTGCTGAAGGTTTTAACGGACCAATATCGTTCTGATCGATCCCGCGCAAAGTGGACCGGAAATCCACTACTGAAAGAACATCACGCGGGAAATTATGGTCATACTTATACCGGACCTCATCCGCGGATAAGTTTTGAGCGAACATCAACGCCGCCAACAGCAGCGTCATTCTTAAATAAGCTTTCATTTTTCAATACCTCCGTTTTTACCTCTTCGACTGTTTTTATAGTTCCGTCCGGTCTGGACGTTTCAAACACCTGGCCGGCTACGATAAGTCTTTGCCCGGCCGGATTATTTATGATCTTTTTAGGCGTACTATTGCCGATAAATACTTCTTTCGGATAATGGTTCCCGGATCCGGTCCGGATGATCTCATTATCCATTACTGCCCGGGTAATTGTATGAACCTTACCGGCGGGATCTATATATTTGCCTTTATGTATATAGTCTAAATTCGGCAGCTGTATCGTTTGCACATCCGACATTTCAACCATTTGTTTAAGTTCCGCGCAGTATCCTTTCATGCTCCGACCACCTCCCCGCTTACTTCAGCTGTTCCGATATAAGAAGCACTCACCGGATCCCATACCTTGACCACCATTTCGCTTGTAGTGATCGAAACAAGATGCGGCACACCTAACACGCCATTCGTCACAGTTAAGCCCCGTACACGCGGAATCTGCGTAAAATCATCCCTTAAAAGTATGGTAGTGCCACCTGCAGCTATCGATACATCCCGGAATGGAAACTGCTTTGCCGTGGGGGCAGTGACGTAGGTCCTCTCAGCGTAGAAATAAACTTGTTGAGTTGTATCAGTAGTTGAAAGCACGAATTTGCGTTTTATATACCTTGCGCGGTATGTCTTATCCAGATCTATAGGAGAGAATGCCGTAAAACTCGTTCCGTCTTCACTGGTGCTTATTTCAACCGAAAGAGACCCTCCAGCTGCATTTTGAATTAACGGTGACACCAACAATGTAAATTCGAAGATCACGCCTAAGTCGATCGGGTGAACCTCTTCGATCTCTCCGGTTGCCTCCACAAGCTGCGCGCCGAAATCTAAACCGTCCCAGTTCTGGCCTTCGACATCCTGCCAGGTGTTTTGAGTTTTCAGCACAAAAACATCCCGGGTATAATTTGGATCGTATAAATTAAGTTGTATCCGATCGACATTCGTGAGCTTATATTCCCGATTCTGGGCCCAGAGATCCAATGTCATCGCGAAGTCGCCTTCAGGCGGCGGTACGACAGTTAATGTGTCAGATGCCGGCAGAGCGCTATAATTTCCGGATGTATCGATAGCCTTGCAAAGAAAAGTAAGTTCGCCGATCGCGCCTACTGTAATTTCTGTCTGAGTTGAGTCTACCAGCTCAGCAACAACCGTAGCCGAATCCCAGTCAACACCTTGCCGCCACTGATACCGCGCAAGATCTCCGTCCGGGATCGGATTAGATACACGGAGTACAAGTTTATTCCCTTTTTGGTAAACATCGATCGAACTTATATTGCTAGGCGGGGCAGCTTTACCCTGGATGATTATCGATGATTGAGGACTGCCGGCGGGTAAATTTGCAGCCCCACTCTGAGCAACACTAACAACGGCTATAGTGTATGTGACACCGGTCTGAATGCCGTCTTTAATAGTGAAATGCGCATCTGAAGTTTCCCCGGCAAATTCCCAACTTAAACCAGCATTGTCTGATATATATATCTTGGCTGATTTGTACGGATTAAGGTAGTAAGAAGGCGCAACAGGCTTAGTGAAATAAACTTCGATTGTGTTAAAGATAGTCCCGTCGTTTGCCTTTAAAACCATTTCTGATAAAGCTAGATTAGTAACAGAAGGAATTGTGCGGGTAAGAACTGAATAATTTACTTCCGGAAGGCTGGGAGCAGAATAGTCGTAGACTAAAGGATCCATTTCTGAAGCCGTGATCTCTACATCAAGATCAGTATCCATCTTAAAGCCTGATACTCTAAGTTTTTTATAATGGATCTGGTCCTCACCGAAAGCATACTTATCGTATGCTGCCGGAGCAGAAGCGAAAGCCGTATCGACCGTGATAGTATCTGTAGTCCCGGGCGTATTCGTGACAGAACGCTCGACGATTAAATCAGTTCCGGCAAATTGGACCAGTAATTTATAAGTTTTTCCAGCCTCTATTGTCACTTCCTGATCTAACTTAATTGACATCGTACTGCTGCCGGTCTTGATCCTCCCACTGAACCCGATTCCCGGAGTATCATGACTAAGCCCGATAACGTCTCCCGGCATACAGGCGATACCATCGATCCCGGCTTTAAATGTGAAGATCTCATCGATCCTTTGCGCGACATTTAACGCCCTACGGCCGGCACGCAACACGTAAGAGATCCCTGTAGTGTATAGCCGAACAGAAGTCCTCCTCAAAGGATCTCCGCGTTGTAACGCCTCATCATCCATTATCGACACTGTCTCAAGGTTGTAGTAATTGTCCTTATTCGCAAACTGCACATCGATGCAGTTGAATTTTTCGCGCAATGATTTCCATGTTTGCTTAAGAGATCCCTGATAAGTATTTCCCATACCGAACATCTGCACCGGATCTTCATCCTCATCGATCTTTATCCTAACCGTGTCCTGATTATAAAAAATAAACGCGTCAAAGGCAGCGGCCAGCTGAGTGAGTATGTCCAAAGCAGAATCCTGGCTGTCCAATTGCGCATCGATCCTATAAAGCTTCTCATAACCGCCATTACCATCCGCCATCTTTTGCTCGCAAACCTGACTCATATACAAATACTCCGCCGTGTTTATATTGGACGTATCGATAAAATCACCTATACCAAAACGATTATTTGTCAAAAGATCTTTAACAACCCAAATCGGATTCGCGCAAAACTGTTCAGTATAAGTAACACCATCCCATGAAAGAACCGTGTCGTCACTTAATAAACGATAGGCTGACACGTCAGGATCATAGTAGTAATCCTCCCAATCTACTGGAGTAGCACCGTTTAATATAAGCGGCGCGGATATCTTCCTTCCCTCTACAACGCAATAAAATGAAGGCCGGTTTCCGTCTAACTGATCAGTAGCCAAAGCCTGGATCCCAACTAAAGCAAGATTAGGATAAGAAAGCTCTTCTGACTGTATCTCATCAAGGATGTAAAAATTAAGCGTTCCGTATGTTTGATTAGATTCATTAGGATCATCGGAAGTGCGCGTGACACGGATATCATAGCGGCCGGGAGTTAGACCGGTCTTCCGGAAAGTCCTGTTGATCGCCGATTGCGATTTTGCTGTTATTGTCGTAATACCGCAATCCGTCCAGGTCCCGCTTGTCGATAACTTGTATTCGACTCGGTAACTAATACTCCAAGATTCAAGAGCGCCACTATCAGAATTTTGCCTATAAATACCAGGTATCTGAAAGGTTATTTCAAAAGTGTCAACATCATCATTTATTGTTTGCCGGACATGCGGCGTGTCTTTAAGAAGAGTCACATCGATCACGTACTCATTATGTAACTGTTCAAATCCGGTTATAGGCGTTTGATCGCTCGTTCCCATTCGGGTGTTTATTGTGACATTTGTGTAATTATTCACCGAATTATTGTTAAGCATTATGCCAGATATACTCTCAATCTCACCCTGGCCAATTGAGATCAATATATTCAAATAGCTTTTTTCACCGTCATGAGAAACGTATTGATTCAAAATATTACCGGCTGCCCCAAAACGGCCATATATAACCGGAATAGCCCCGCCCACATCTGATGTCATCTGCGGCCCGGAAAATGTATAAGCTGTCGATGTTTCTCCGGTATCAGATGAAACTTTTTTCCGTGATGCCGATACAGATGAATAAATGGAGTATCCGATTGAAGCCAATGCCATTAGCGTTAAAATCGGATGAACAGTAATTGCCCATACAGCAACCGATACGATAGCTCCCCAAATAGCGCTCATTACGCCTATAACAGCCGGGATCTCTACTTTCGGTGTTACAATGATCTCATCGCCGGCTTTTACATAGGTCCTCCTTAACTCGTTATTAGGAACATGAAATCCATTTATAATAACCCGGCATTCCTTATAAGAAAAACCAGCCCGCTTAATCCAAGTCCAAGCCGTTCGCTTTTCTTTTAAAGGAATGAACTGCCTAACCTGCCGGCCGGATCTTTCAAGAATATTGGGAATATATTTAACCGTTATGTGCATCTCTATCCTTTAAATGATAATAACCAATAACCCGGTCTCTCCATTCCGGGGACCCGATCGAACAGATCGCCCCGCCCGCCTTACATATATGAAAAAATTTCCCGTCCCGTAAATAAAATCCGGCATGCAGCTCGTCCCCCACTTTGAACAAGATCACGTCATACAGTCCCGGCTTACTTACTTTCTTCCATCGCTTGTAATAATTTTCAATGTCGATGGCCTTTCCTGAAAACTTGCTTCCGGGCGTTCGGTTTATCTCCAGATCCCAAACATTAATTCCAAGCCGCAGCTCATACCATAATAGAATGGCACCCCAACAATTCGTTCCTTCTAAAGACCGGCCGGAATCCTTGTGCTGGATCCTTAAAAACTGCGCAAGTAATTCACTCTCTGCGGGATCTTGTTTACACAACATAGACAGTTCCTGACGGTATTGACGGGAATCCGCCGAATCTTTGATAATTACCAAGCTCCTTACATCTTTGCTTAGTTCTATTACAGGTAGTCTCAGTACCCGTATATCCGCAAGTTAATGGATCCTTAAATGTTTTATAGCGGCAATGAGTGCGCAGATATTTCTCGCCCGGGATCTTTCTTTCGAGGATATCCAATTTAGTAGTACAAACGAACTGCACGTCTGTGTCATCAGCTGCAGCGGTATCGATATAAACAGCGGCGTCAAGCTTAGCGGTTGGGGATAGCAACTGATTAGCCCAAACCAACCGGATTATGACCTTTTTCCCTCTAAGCCCGGAATAATCGTTCAGGTAAGATTGAATTAGGCGGGAAACGTTACATACCGTAATAGTGACGGTATCTATTGAACCTTGTGAATTTTCGCCAATCTCATTAAATGTTATTGGAAATTTTAAATAAATTTCACCATCAAATACAACATCTATGTCATATCGCGCAAACCGTAAATCATTGCCGGCGCCGTCATAGTCCTCGAGAATAAAAAGTAGTATCGGCTGGTTTTCACGTTTATTTTTCTCAGATGTAAATATCGCAGTAACATCTTTCATGTACTATATAACTTCCATGATTTTAAACCCGTAACTCCAGGAATTAGGGGAATCTTTTACATGCCAAAAACTACCTTTAACAAAACGGACAGTCATTTCCTCGCCGTTAATATTAATAGTAAAAGCTGTTAATCCGCCTTTTTTAGAATCAAAAAAAGCGATCACAGCATCAACCTCTGTCTTTGTACGTACCGAATATGTCGGATTGGCCTGGCGTAGTTTTCCGGATGAAACCAGACGCGCCTGATCAGCCCAGTTAGCATACTGCTTCTGCAATACGTTATAATCCGGTTCTACCTTGCACCCAAAATCATGGTTATAAAGAAAGTCTGCCATTCGTAACCTCTGCAGCTAATTTTGCCGCTATTTCCTTTCCGATTATTTCTTGATGATTAACAACTACTTCACTACGCATAGACACCAAAACTAGTGGAACTACTTGATCATCATTGATCATCAAATAATCACGTATACGCGGACTCTGGTCTATTACAATTACTTTATGCATATTTCTTCATGGATCCCCTAATAGCTCCATTACGAGCGACATTTTCCGTAACAAGCCCGTGAATCGCTTCTTTATTTTGATATAACATCGAAACAAACGACTTCGCGTCATTCGCATAAATATAATAGTTCACTACAGTTTCTCCGCCGCCGATCGATTTGCCTCTATTTAACTGCTCGAAGTTTGAACGCCCTAATGCAGACATACCGCGCCGGGATAAAACTCCTTCACCGGTTTGCGCTATGATCGGCACCTCATCAACTGCCAGTCCGGAATGGGCACGAATAACACCGCCTTTATGAAATGTCATCCCTAATAAGTTAAAAGCCGGATTTATACGGCCAAGAGTTGCGCTAATAACATATTGAGCGGCTACCTGCTTTAAAGTGCTGAGTATTGCACTACCAGCTTCAGAAACAAAATCTTTAAAACTTGTCATATTGTTGGCCAGCGAATCGGAAAGATCTCCAGCTATGCTCTTTAAGGTTTGGTTCAGAACTGATTTTTGCTGTCGGATCGCTTCCTGTCCTTTTTTAAACTCATTTACCATCTCACCGGAAGTGCCGAATTTCCTTTTAAACTCTTCAAGCGCAGCCTGGTCACGAAGCTCCATTGCAGCATAGGTCTGCCCTTGAGCTTCCAATCTATCAGCTTGCATTTTCTTGATCTGGGTCAATCGTTCACTATCCAAACTCTTTTCAAAAGCGGCCTGGTACGCTTTTACTTGCTGTTCATCCGCGCCGGCCTGACGATATAACGCAACCTCTTCGATCATTTTTTGACGCTTAAACTCAAATGCGCTCAAAGTTAATTGATCTGTTTTAGTTTTAATTTCCGCGGTTAATTGAAGAGCCTGAATGCTATTTTGTTTAAATTCTTGAGTGCGTTCTTTTATTTGCTTATCGGTTAATTCTGTCGCCTTTTTATATGTAGCTCTTACTTCTTCTGTGGTTAATTCCCGTCCAAGACGTCTTCGCTCTTCTTGCTGAATATTGAAGGCATTACCAGAAATAGTATCGTTTCTTTTCCAGTTACCACGAGCATTGGCAATAGTGCTTTGCAATTTACTCCATTGCTTTTTAAACCAGTTACCGGACTCAGCATCTGCTAATGCCGCAGCTCTCGCACCCGGAGAGTCTAAATTAGTACCATACGCTTTTTTTGAAAGCTCCTCAGTCGATATTCCCAAACGGATCGATAACTTATCGACTTCAGATAGCTTGTCTGAAACCTCTGAAATTACTTTTGAATAACCGGCCCATACAGCTGTTCCAACAGCGACCAATCCGGTAACACGCATAAAATTGGCACGAAGATCTGTTAAAGGTTTTAACGAGTCACGCACATTCTTATTAAACCCACCCATTTGTTTATTGGATGTACGTGTTTGAGAATCCAGTTTTTTAAACGATTTATGAATATCGTTCAGTTTATACGTGATCTCATCTTTTAGGCGGGCGACTATTTCAAGTTCACGATCGGTCATTTTTGATTAGCCTTTTTCTGGATCTGCTCTGCTTTTTCAGTTTCGATCAGAGCAATTTCTTTATTGATACAACTAAAGACTTGAAGCAATTTAGCGGATTGATTCTGCCATCCCCCGGGAGAAGGATAATGCCCTTTACTTTCATAAAAATCATGGGCAGTGATATAAGCAAAGCTTTGTTTAGTTATTTTCTCGAGAATACAACCTTTAATAGCTTCACCAGAGATACCCTCATCGAACTGCCATAATCTGTTTTTACATTTTTCCGGGCATTTACTGTGATCGAATCTTGATCTCAGGCAATCCGGCTTCATTTCTGAATAATAAAGCCAGACTGCCAGTTTTAGTTTTTTGCTTCGGTCTCGCTTAATTTGTTGTGTTTATCAATAGCATTTGCCAATTCAAACATCAGATCTAAGTCGATTACGTTTAATACTTTGTCTGCGACTCCCGAATACTTTTCTTGTCCGATATACGAATCTTCGAACTCTATTTTTATCGGCGCATTAGTGACAGGATCTATAAGATTCTCAAGTGATTTAAGGCCAAATTTAACTTTTAACCTCGCCCTGCGGTTGTAATCAATACGGGAAGACATATTATCTTCGAGCACCATTGTTATATCTTCGATATGCCCGTTTAAAAACGAATCCAAAACCCCTAATTGGAAAACAGTAGGGTTATTTTTATCAGGATCGTTCGGCGATCTATATAAAAACACTTCGTTCACATTTATTGCTTTAAACATACTTCCTCCGATTTATAAGATTAAAACTACTATTTGACTCTTTTACAAACAGAGCAAAGCCCAGGAGTCATTTTTAGTGGTCAATGATCCGTTTAGCTGAAAATCTGCCTGGACGATAGCAAGTCCGTCCCTGCTCCCCGGTTTAATATTGGTGTATTGCATTTTAGGAGCATAGAACTCAAATTTATTGCCGGCTACGGTCCCCCAAGGTATCCTTAATTCCATTTGCGTCATATCTTCGAGCTTTGTATAAAAATCATGCTCCGATACGGCAACTAAAAGCGGATCCATAGTTCCGGTAACTTTCCGGTTTGTTATCTGGAAAGATTTGATTCCTCTAGCGGAACCGGGATCATCAACATCTTTTAAAGTTGCCTCAGCGTTTATTTCGATCGTTGAGAACTTTGGAGTGAATGAATCGACATAAACCGGACTATTCATCAATTTTGGATAAGTAGGGACCGACAAACCAGTGCCGGTGGTAAAAAGAGCTTGATCAGCAACCCCATCAAATACACCGGAAAATTCAAGAGCAGCCATAACCCTGCGGCCGGTGGGGAAGGTCAGCTTCCATTTACCGCGTGCGCCGCGCAATTTTTTCAGATGCTCATGGTTATTTGCGGATAAAGACATTGACGGTACCGAATCAACAATAGGTTCATAAACAAACCCTGCCGCAGTTGCGACGGAAGAAGTTGTCGCGGTCGCGCCTGACGTTCCTCCGGTCAGAACTTCACCTGATTGAAAGGTACCGGAGAGAACAACGGCATAAAGAATGGTCGTTCCGGTAGTTGTTTTCTTTATGACACGGCCGGTTGCGTTAGAAGTTCCACCGGTAACGGTTTCCCCATGTTGAAATGGTCCGCCTGTGATAGCCCCGATCGTCAAAGAAGACAAAACACTTTCGCCTGCGCCGCACGCGCGGAAATATTTACCGAATTTTGGTTGCGTGGCTACAGATCCAGATCCATAACAACCGAAGTTAAGTGCCAATGATCCGGGTATTTTACCTATCAACAAAGGAAGTGAATCAAAGCTGTCCCTTGCGGGATTGGACTCCTCCGTATCGGGCGCTATTTCAACTTCCGGATTTTCCGCCAGAAGATCCACATCTCCCGCGTCTAATGTTTCTGCTACACCTTCGCTGGCTTCTATGGCACCGGCCACCTGGCGTATTTCGGCTAATTTCGTCATTTAGTCCTCCTATGTTTGAGAGTATGGATCAAATCTGTTGTGGGAATAGTTAATCCCGATAGTTATCGCTATTACAGACGAGCCCTGACCTTCTACCGCTCCGTATGGAACGCTTCCTTGCCAAAGAGTATTATCAGCGTAACCTCCACGAGTGATATCAACCATTAAAGCTTTTTCAACATCACCAACCAGGCTGGAAAAATATTCATCGATCGTTTTCGTGTCTGTTGGTGTTCGTCTTGTCCAGATATCTATTACCACTGTAAGATCGCAATCAGTAAGCGGATGAACAGCTCGTTTTTTATCTTCCGGACCGGCGCCCATGACGATAAATGGAACATCTTTCATATTTTCCGGATTAACATCATTTAACCGATAAACGTTTTGAATGGTATTTTCATACCCGTTATCAACTGTAATTCCTTCCAGCGTAGACTTGATATTCTTTAATATGAGTTCACGAATTGTATCGGGCATTTTATGACCTCAAAGCTTCATCCATTGCTTTAAGCATGATCTCGTATCTTCTGTCCTTATGCGCCACCCATGTACCGTAAAAACCAAGTCTAGGCTTAACATCAATACTATGTACTAACTTAAATAACCGCTCCGGCTTCATACCCTCGCGCTTTTTACCGAAAAATGCTTTTCCGTTTTTTTGTTTGAACAAAACAAGATTATTAGCATCCACAATCGACTGAAATGATCCTTTGACCGCCAGCATTTCTTTTGCTTTCCGGTTTACTGGTATCGGCATTCCTTTTTCACTTTTTATAGTTCCGCCTCGCTCAAGCATTCCTGCCACGCGCGATGTAGTCCACATTTCAACCTTCATCTTTAAAGGATCTTCGGCCGCATCAGCGATCTTCGTAGTTGTTTGATATTGTGTCCCGCCAACACGTACGGTTACGCGCATGTCATTAATAACAAATACCCGCCTGAATCTATGAAAAAGTCCGCCATGCGTTGAATTAACCCCCGGCCGGCCTCGCAACCGGGTTTTATAAAATTCCTTATAAAAACTCCGCGTCGCATGGTCCATACCGTCGGCCATTTTCATGCGATAATTCTTTGAAAATCTCTTTATACCGGCCTGAACCTGCGGAAAATTTCCTGTAAATAAAAGTTCGCCTTCTTCCATTTTATTTCTGCAGCAGTAAATGCCACATCCCTTCGTCCTGGCTTAAAATATCGATCACAAGATATTCAACATCCGGACCGCCGATAGTTTCCGGGATAAACAATCTATCCTGGCCTTTAATGACACTCGCCATGCCGAGATCTTCGCTATTCGGAATTGATACTTCCATCTGCCCGACCAAAGTACGGCCGGAATCTTCATTTGCCGGAGAGATCCTTTGACGATTTACCATGACAGATACAGCCTTGGATATCCCAGACTGCACATAAGTGCCTTCCTCGCCGAACTCATTAAGATTAGATATAGCGGCCATATCTCTGGCCATCTGATCCTTAAAAGACATCGTTTAAAATATCCGGAGAGCGTTGCAGCGCCCTCCGGATACCCTTGCATCTGCCGGTTAGAATTAGCGGACTTTTAAAAGATGACCGAAGTAAGCGTCAACTGCGACTTCATCAACATGCTGACGTACACGGAAAACTTCAGAACGAACATTCTCTTCCCGATATGATTCAACGGTTTGATTTTCAGGGCTGTCACCTTTCCAGAGAACAGTACGGCCAACAGCCGGAGCCAACAAATCGTTGTCTTCAGGTATGTAGGCAATTAATGAATAGGTAGGACTCCACACTTCAGCTCCAACAAAAGCTTTTCCTTCTTTTGCAGAATTGTATATGGCCATACCTACGATCACCTTTTGCACACCGAGAATAGCCGAAAGCATGCCTTTGATGACTGCTTCTGTTTTATCCTTGGTGCTGCCAATAGCGGCTTTTATAGCAGTGTTCTCGAGCAAATAATCAAGATTGGATTTACTCATTACAACGGCGTTTGGTTCTACGCCTGTATTCTGACGTACTTTTTCTCTTGCTGCTCTGACCTGACCGATAACATCGCTGGCCGCTGCGGTCCATGGCGCAGCAGAAACATCGGTATACAGACTTGCTCCGGTGAAAGTTGTTGTGCTAAAAGCTGCCGCTGCGATGCGGACTTCTTGCGACATAAGAAGTTTATCGCCGACCGTCTTCACCGTAACAAACTCTGCGTCAAAATCGGTTTTATACAGGTTTCTTTGTGAGTCATCCAAAGGACCTTCCAAACCATGCTCTTCACAAGCAAAGGGAATATCCTTGGTATCAAACCCATCCCGGCTATACTTCGAACCTGCAGCGCGTTTTGTAGTAACAACGCGAGTTGTACTTTCTCTTGTGATCGCAGGGAAAACACCGGATTGTTTTTCTGAAGGGATTAAGGGGAAAACCTTTAACCCAACAAACCTATTTTGATCAGCAACATACTCCATAAAGGCCCGGCCAAGTTCTACACGCGGCGTGGCTCTCACATCAGTTCTTCCAATCATTTATTCCTCCTTGTTAAAACCCATTTAAAATGTTTAACGTACAAATTTACTTTCCACCTACGAAACCATTCATTAAGCAACAGGAATGGCGAGAATGAACAACTCTATATCAGCTGATGCGGCGGACGATTCAACGGTTATATCTGCACCGGAAGCGACTTCCTGTTGGGCCTCCACAAGACTTGCAGCGCGTACTATCGCATCTACCGTTACACCTTTAGCAAGAACAGCGGTTGATATGGATGTCCCTGCGTTTTTAACAGTAATGTTTGCAGCCGTATTATCGATCGCTTTGATCCACCAATCGATAATGCGGAGTTTACGAGTAGTCGTGGCAACTGCTATCGGAGTGGGAACTGCATCGAAATTACACACCTTCCGGATCAATATCGGTAGAACCCCTTTATTTGCCTCCTCGGTTACAACCATATTTGCACCAATCGCTCCAGCTGCACCGTTGTTCTGTAAACATTCGATAATATCACCGTCAGCGGTAGCAGCTTCTAAGGCTATGCCTTGAGCTGTACCATTTACAGCGTCGTCGATCTTTCCATCCGCGGCCCCGTAAATAACTGCATTTAACGCAACCGGTCCTGCTGCTACCATTTTGTAACTTTGGACTGATGTGCGTAATTCAACGGCAACCTGATCACCGCTGGCAACTTTTTCCAGAGTGATACCAATAAATTCTTCACCTGCACCCGCATAAATTACGGTAAAAGATGCGGATAACTTTACGCGGCGAAAAGCTTCAAGAGCTGCTCCGGCGGTAAATGTCATTGGACTCTTAGATACTTTACTCATTGCAATGCCTCCTTTAAACTTTGGTTAAAATACATATTTTTCACGACTATTTACTTGCCTAAACTACGTTTTGGAGAAACAGCGCGCATAGCATCAGCAAAGCTGCATTTATGCTCTTTTTGGTAATCCTCGGCTTTGGTGACGAGATCATCTTTTGTTTGATGCTCTGCATCAGGTCCGGGGACTTTATTACCGTTCTGGGCTACATCATCCAGCCGTTTCTTACGCATACCGGCTAAAGATGCATCGAGCGTTTTGCCCTGTTCGATCGCTTCTTCGGTTAAAGCTTCCATGCCCATACCTTTAAACTCGGTATTGGCAGCTTTAACGATCGCGGCAGCACGTTCGCGTTCTTCTTTAACGCCTGCTGTTTTCCCCTCTGCCATTCCGGCAGCTTTTCCCTCTTCGACACCTGCGGCTTTACCTTCAGCAATCAATGTATTGCAAAGGTCAGGCCGGCCGACGCGCAGCTGATCTATTGAAAGATCTTTCAAATCCATGGTATTCCCCTCCTGTTTTGAGTTATCCGCAGTTTCTTGCGGTTTTTTAGATATGTTTTGTATGTCAACGTCTTCTTTACCTTCGACGGATACTCGGATTTTTTTATTCTGATTTGCTCCAGCGGAGATCGCCGATTCGATCTCATCTATGCCATCAATAAGCCCGGCATCAAGTGCCTGCCTACCTATATGAACCCGGCCGTCTGCTAATTTCTTGGCCTCATCAATTGAAATTCCCTGATTCTTTGCGACAGCCTCAATAAATAGCTCATAGTAAGTGTTAACTTCTGTCTGGACTATCGCCCGGTCTTCAGCTGAAAAGTAACGATCAGGATGTCCTGTAGCTTTAAACGATCCGGCCCGGACTACATCCGTTCTTATTCCGTCGTTGTGATTCTGGACTGTGTAATCACTTATTACAGCAAATACACCTATAGAACCGACTTCGGTCGCTTTGGTAGCGTAGATCTTGTCAGCTGCTGATCCTATCCAATACGCAGCCGAGCACATCTGCCCGCTTGCGTACGCATGGATCGGTTTTCTACCGCGTGAGCTGTAAATAAATTCAGCCAGTTCAGGTGTTCCATCAACACTGCCGCCGGGACTGTCTATATCGAGCAAGATCTGCTTAACATTGGGATCCTCTAAAGCTTCCTTCATTTGGTTCCTGATCCCTTGAGTGGAAGCTCCTCCACAAAGCATCTTGAACCACGTCATACGTTTTGAAATAATACCGTATATCGGAATGATCGCGCTCCCGTCGACAACTTCATAAGAAGCATCTTCTTTTTTGTTATCACCGATCCGGGCCTGTATATCTTCGATCGAAAGCTTTTCGCCGCGCAAATGACGATCAACGATCTCTTTCATTACTAAGAGAGTTGTTTCATTAACCGCCCAGGGCCGGGCGAAAAAAGCCTCACTTATTCTTTTCATCTTCTTTGTCCTCCTGCCCGGGATCTTTGCCGTTGTCCGGGTTATTCTCTTTTTCTTTATTTGGAAAAGATTTATTCACGGCCGGCTTTGTACCGGAGAGTTTTATCCCGTACTTCTCTTCGAGCTCTTTCTTTTTCTTCTCTTCTTTGGCTCTCTGTTCCAATATTTCTTCCCAATCATCGCCTTTACCTGCGAGCTCGTCGGACATAGTGGTTAAATTATTATCGATCGCGGTAACGGAAGCATTGGCTTCTTTCTCCGGATCTACCCATTTCCAGCCAGGCGCTATCCATCGTGCTTTTATGTATTCGGACCGGTTAGAATAAAAATCCAATATTGGCAATTCACCCATTAAATAAGCCTCTTCCAGCAATAAAGACCAAATAGGCATACATAAATTACGGATAACAAAGTCCTGTTGTTTCCCAAAAAACCGGTAAGCTTCGATCAAAGCGGCACGCATATTCGAGTAATTCGATTTCGAAAAATCCTTTGCCACTATTTCATAAGGAAGGCCAACACCTGCAGCTGCTTCACGCAAGATCACTTCCATGAATAAGCCAAAAGTTCCTCCCGGCCGGTTTGGATTAAAAGCGACGATATCTTCACCCGGAAGTAAACGCTTAACGATCCCTGGACTTAATGTTTCCGCGCGTTTTGTAGTGTCACCGGTTACGGTATTCGGATTAAAGGTATTTGAAAAAGGAACCTCTTTTTTTATAAATACAGCGAAACAAGCGGCAACCCGGGCGGCCACCATTTCCGATTCCATATAGTCAGCCCGATCTTTAAAAATATTAAGGACCGGTGAGAAGAAAGGCTCACCCCGGCTCTGTCCAGCTCTCTTGACGTGATATAAATGATAGATATTCGGATCGCCTAGATCGTTATATGCCGGATAAATGACAAAATTATCCGGGTTATTGCTGGATGAAAATGCGGAGTAGTTATAATCACCCGGATGAGTTTTACGGATGTAATATTCGATCGCTTCGCCATAATCGCCTATTTTTATCCCGGATCTCACTGTTTTATCAGCTGTCATTCCGTTCGGAGTGCATAACCGGTCTGACTCAACCACCTGTAACGCTAAAGAATAACGACGGCGCCGCTTAGAGTTCTTAACTCTTAAAGGAATAATGATCGATTCACCATTAATGAACCTTTGACGCTCTTCCAGTTCTTCGATCTCATAAAAGTTCTGACGATTACCGGCATCCGCGGCAGGAACCCATTCTTTCCAAACCTTTTCTATCTGCTTGGTTAATTCAAACGCATATTCTTCGCTTATTTTCAGCTCATCTTTATCGATATTACTCTGCGGACGGATCCCGGACCCAATAACATTAGTGACGATCGTCTCAACAGCTCCGCTCGCAATACCGTCATTGCGCACCAGATCACGGCTTCTTTCCCGCAATTTTGGGAGATCACTTAACAGGTCATAATCAGCCGAACCTCCACCAGGCAGCCAATTACCACGCAACCGGCCGCCTTGCGCGCCCCGGTAAGATCCGGTCATCTGTTTAATTGCCCAACGTGCGGCCTGACGCTTTGCTGCTGCAGCCGGAGAAAAAACAGCGATCGCGTCATCGATCCGGTCGCCTAAAGTTTTCTTATATCCGTTTTGGTTTGCCATTTTATGCATTCTCGAATTCCGCGTATGTACGCGTTATGCCAGAAGAACAGGCTAGTTTTTTTGTGTAATACATCTCTAAACTTTGAAGCTCTGAAAGTGACATATACTGAATATTCCGGCCGTTAATGCTGTAAGACTGGATCGCTTCATTATTTATCTTGGCGTATATCGCTTTCTGGATCAGGTCCAGCATCTCCTGGACTGTAGGAACGGCCGAAGGCATTGAACTTGTAGAGATAGCACTTACCGCCCGGAATTCCTGCTGATATTTAACATCGAGCGTGGAATTGGTTACCTCCACGATATAAACTTCACCGACTACAGCCGGCGTAAAAGTTACTTTCCAGCTGATACCGCCGACAAACGTCGGAACCCCAAAAGCGAATATAGAACCGTCACTACCCTTGCGGATCTCATAAGTGATCGTATCTGTCGATTTCGACTCGGGTACCGGGATGATCGCGAAGAATGATTGATTGACGGTTATGTTCATGCAGCAACCTCAACTTTAGCCTTTCCACGGTAAACATTAGTTACTGTGATATCCAATCTCGCGTCTGTTACCGAAACGATATATATTTCGCCGACCACTGTAGGCGTGAACGTTACTTTCCAGCTGATACCTCCGATAAATACCGGAAGGCCGCTCTGAATAACTTCGCCGTTACTGCCTTTTCGGATCGTGTACCACATCTCGTCGGATAATAACGATTCATTAACTGCGAATACGGCGATAAATGGATGGTTTACTTTTATGTCTTCCATAACCTCTACAAATAAAAAAAGCGGCAATCGAGTGATTGGGCACCCAATTGCCGCATGTGTTTGAATTCAGGCCGCGAACCCGAATTTTTTATTATTGTATTTTCATATTACGATACGTTAATACCGAAAGTAAAGAAAACGCTTCAACACAGTTGAAAATATTTTAAACTCCAGCCCAAACTCCCATTAATTCCATCCGCTCAGACTTTTGATACGCCTCATCCAGCTCAACCGGATTTGGCCTTTTCCCGGTCAAATCAGGAATTATCACGCTGGCATATTTACCGGTACGTTCGCTGCAATACGCCCGCCAGGGATTATTTATCCAGCGCAAGCCGGTAGCTTGTCCAATAATACCGGGAAAATCATAGAACCGCTTAAACCAGGACGCATTCAGGTCAACATCAACACAGTTCAAAATTAATTTTTTTTCGAACGGCTTTATATCTTTACACCGCCAAAACTTTAAAATAACACCCTTACGGACATAACTATCCAGCGGGATCTCCTTATATAGAAGATTTTGCGACGCAAAATAACCGGCTCTGCGCATGATCATGGAATGGTTTAAGTTTCCGCCAGTGCGTTCCCGTATGCCGAAGCCGACTATCCCGCGGATATCACAAACACTTACAAAAACCGGACAGTCTTCGTCTTTGATCAAATAAGGATCGATATACTTTGCAGCTGCTGCTACAGATGTAATTTCCATTATTTGAATGCCTCCAGTTTGGTTACAGCGTTATAAACGATCTCCCCGTCACCGGTTGCGTAAGGGCTTTTAATATCTTTGCCATTTAAATATATGTTGGTCGTGCGAGTAATGCTGCAACCGGCTACGATCAAACATAAAATAAAAATGCTTTTATACGACAGATTCGACATTTTTCGTATCCTCCTCTAAGGGGATCTTTAATATCACCGCGTCATATTCATCGATGATCCTGCGATATTTTTCCGCCGAATCCTGAAGGGTTAATATCGCCCGTTGTATCGTTCCATACTGCTGAGCGGCCAGATGACGCAATTGACTGATCAATTCCCATTCGGCTTTCGTCATAACCGCCCCCGGTTCTAGTTACGGTTTGCGTTAGCGATTTTAGCCAGTTCCTGCATCATAAACGTTTTCAGATCATCGATTTTTATCTCCAAATGGCCTATTTTTTTATTAAAATTTTCAACTGCACTGGCCGTATTTTTATGAAGAACATCACACATTTCTTTCCTGACAAAATTCGATTCAAACAGCGTTTTATACTCATCGAATCTGGAATAAATGCGCGATATTTTATGATCGACCTCGTCTTTGTGTTTTTTTAATGCCTCGTCAAGCTTTTCCGATATTTTCTCCTCATGCTTACCAAGCTTGTAAGATATTCGCGCTACGGCGGCAATGATCCCAGCTAAATAGAACAGTATTGATAGTCCAATCTTTACCCATTCGTAATTTACATGCTGAGTTTCCATGCCACCCCCTTACATTAACGATGTATGCGTATCATTGATTCTATACCGGTATATACTCCGGATTCTTTGTCGCCGTCTGTCGCGTCATTAACACCGGATAAGATATTGCCGGCAGTTCCGGCCGCGTATGATCCGGGAAGTTCTACGGACCAGGGATCACCGGCCGCGGATGCGGCATTAAGCTTGTTACCGGTTGTTCCTGATGTTAAATGGCCGCTGATCGGCTCATCCCAAACAGCATCGGCGATCTCTAAAGAAGTGGCGCAGCTGGACCCGCCAACCGCTGATATTTGTCCGTCAAGGTAATATCCGAATGTGCCAGCAGTTGAATGCCCGGATTGAGCCTCATCCCAAATAGCATCGATCCCGGCCGCGCTTAACACATAGCCGGTCTTATCCCACGTGGTTAAATTGGTCACGGTCCCGATTGTTACTGCAGACTGATCAGCTGCCAGACTATAACCCGTTTTATCATTATTTGTCGTAACGGTAACGCCGGCCGTCACGCTTGCGCATGACCCAACCACGTTGCCGCCAACATTGCCAGTAACAGATGCAACCGCACCGCCGGCATAAGTTGACCTGGTTGATATAGCAGCGTCAAGATTGGGCGCTTCGCTTGATGTAATGGCATTTGCCGCAATTGCTCCGGCATCTATGGCATTGTCAGCAATTTCGCTTGCGCCGATCGCGTTCGCCGCGATCGATGCAGCTGTGATCGTGTCAGTGCCCAATGCCGTTATAGTGCCGCCGGTAACTGTCCTGGCTGCAACCGCCCAAACGTCAGCTGCGGAGTGAGTGCTAAACCCTGTGGCTTTGTATTGTGAAGGATTATCCAGATCGGCTTGTATTGTGGATAAAGAAGCAGGTAATGTTGTGCCTGTGTCTTCTAAAATTGCTGCAATACTTGTGTTATCTGGAGCAGTATAACTTGCCGATGCTAAACGTGACGATATAGACGCATTAAGGTTGGAACCTAAAATATAACCGGCTGTTCCGGCTCCATACGCACCAGGAAGCGCGGTGCTCCATGGATCTGCAGCTGCCCCCCAGTTACCAATAATATATCCCGCAGATCCTACAGTATAAGATCCTGGAACTTGCGTTGACCATGGATCTCCAGCCGCACCTGCGTTTTTTAAATAAGTTCCAGCATACCCAGCTGTTGAATATGCTGAAATATCTTTATTCCAAATACTCGATATTCCCGATGAGCTTAACTCATACCCCGTCTTATCATTATTCGTTGTTATAGTCACACCATTCGTGACATTAATTGTTGTCCCAATTGTTACACCTGATTGATCAGCTTCTAAACTAAATCCGGTTTTATCTGATACCGTCCCAGCCGTAACTGCTCCCCCGGCTGTAATCGCTAAGCTTGAGAAGTTTGTCGGAAAAGCTTGAGAAAGAGAATAACCAGTTTTATCGTTATTTGTCGTAACGGTAACGCCGTTTGTGACGTTGGTTACGGTCCCGATCGTAGTACCATTAATATCAATGGTTGTGCTGTCTTCATCTAAGGCAGTTAAAGTGCGAGTCGCTGATGTCCATACGTCAGCGGCAGAATGGCTGGACCGGCTTGAGATCGAAGCGTTCAGATTATTTCCGATAATATAACCGGCCGTTCCTGCGCCGTATGCTCCCGGCAAAGCTGTGGACCACGGATCCCCCGCGCTGCCTGCGCCTACAAGGTAAGTTCCTGCATATCCTGCGGTCACATACCCAGAAATGTCTTTATTCCAGATTGAAGTGATCGCCGCGGATGAAATGCCAAAATCAGCTTTATCGGTAAGGCTGCGAGTTGCCACCGCCCAAACATCTGCGGCTGAATGTGTGCTGAACCCTGTGGCCTTGTATTGGTCCGGATTATCAAGGTCAGCCTGTGCCGTTGCCAGTGCCGCGGCCGTTGCCAGCCCGGAAACATCTGCTTTAAAATCACTAGCCACTGCTTGCATGCCAATAACAATATCCTCAACCGATGGAGCAATTACGCTACTAACCGTAGCGTCGAGATTATCCTCGATCAGCAATCCATAAGAACCGAAAACATTATTTTCTGATGTTGAGTATCCCCAAACAAATGAAGCTAGGACTCCAGATGCTGTCGGATTTAACGTATCAATCAAATCCATTTGGTCCCCGGCCTGCGCCGCTGTTTTGGCTGCATCATAAGCTGTAGTTAAAGTCATAGCGTCACCCGTGGCGGCCGGTGAAACTGGCAAATTATCGGTCTTAGCCTGAATAGCATTAACAGTTGTATTAATAGTACCGGCTAACGCATAAGCATCACCGCTTTGGGCGTTATGAGTGCCAGCTGCCAGTGTCCCAATTATCCGGTCTTGCAAGGTATCAAGAATACTTGCGCCATTTTCTTCCATTTCTGTCTGGATCTCAGCAACTGTAGGAACTGCTTCAATAGCAGTTTTAAGCGAACTATTGCCGTATGTGCCGTTATTAACGATCGCATAAGCATCGCCGGTCTGCGCTGTATGCCCGGTTAAGGCGGCAACCTCATCAACTTTGCCGCTTGTCACATTGATCGCCCCGCCGTCGTCTGTTGTTGCAAGGTTGAGCGGATCTCCGACAAGTGTACGGATTAAAAGCGTCTGCGGTATTGCTCCTGTCGTTGATGATTTGACTTGCACGATAACATAATCAGCGTTCATTTCGCTTTGAGTAAGTGATAAATAATATTGCCCATTAGAGCCTATCTCCGTTGCTTCATTAGTACAATCAGTGAACCCATCCGGAGCCGCCCCATCAGAAAAAGCGTCAATCTCCGAATCAAGCCCGGCCGCCCCCGTGATCAATGTGCCGTCGTTCTTCATGATCGGGAACGAAACATGCGTTGCCACATTTTTTTGACGTACGAGTTCGGCGGCTTGTGCCGTCATCGATGCCAGAAGAAAAAAGGCCGCCATCAATGAAATGAATTTTTTCATTAAAACACCCCCACGTTAATGCCTACATTGATTGAGTTGAAAGGAAAATAGTTAGTATCACCACTGTCGCTGACGGTTACTTCTAAGTAAGGGTCTGTGGTTGTCCCGGAATATTCGGATGATCTAATCGATACCGTGTTCGTTGACGTTATTGGCGTCACATTTTCGATATCTAATCCTGTTCGCATACCAAATTTAGAGAACCCTGTTTTAGATATCCAAGTTAATCCAGTAGAATTCAAATTTATTTGGTAATACTGACTTGTAGTGTGATCACTCTCATTAAGCCGCGCTCCTTCGGATGGTGAATTTAATTCACCGCAAGTATCAAAATCTTTGGTAGAGAGTGTCGTTGTGGATGCTTGAGTTGTTTGAACGAAAGCTATATAATTAGATGTGACTTCATCAAAAAATCTGTTACTTATTATATAAAGATTCAGTGATGCACTTTCTATAGTAGCAGCATCATCAATACCAGAAGTATCTATTGGTAGAAAAACTCTACGAATATAATAATTCGTAGTGACTTTTACTGTATTTACATCAAAGGATGTACTTGTATAATCTGCAGTACTACCTGTAGTCGCCCCCCTGACGGTTGTCCAAGAAGCATTTACATTCTGAACAAACCCATCACCAGCACCTTCGTAATAACTTGTAGGGTGATCTGTATATAATGGATAAACTGCTTTTTGTAGAACTTCCGGAGTAATTATTTTTCTTAAATAAGTTCTGCCATCTTTTACATACAAAATAATATCAACGGATTCATTGAGTTCACTGCTATCCCAAACACGGGCATCCCTAAAATAACTCTCCTTTTTTTCAGGTCCTATTTTTAAAATTTTTCCTTTAAATTCAAGTTGACTTGTTTTGGTCCACACCTGATTCTCTATACTTTTAACTAATTCTTTATTTGCTTTATCTCGAGGCAAATCCATTTCAAAATCAAAAAATAATTCTTTAGTGGTGTCTGTTGGTTTTTTATTAATAACGATTACTTTTTTTAACCCTGCCCAATAAGCATACACTTTTAAATCAATACCTTTACCAAACGCATCTTTGTATAAAACAAAGTTGCCATCATCTGCGTTGTTATGCATTTCACCTTTAACGTGCGCGCAAACAGGTTTTGCTCTAATGGTATGATTTGCCCCCTCGTAATTGTTATAAAACTCAAACCAATCGTCAGCATATTGAGGAATTTTAGGCAAATAAGATGCTTTTGATAATTTCCATTTTTTATCTACAGCATCTAACTCCAATCTTGTATCTATCTTTTCAAAAGCTCCGGTTTTTGGATCTTTATAATTTACGTGAGCAGTATGAATGACATACTTTTTCTTTCCGTTTCCAATATCAAAAGCATTTTGGTTATATGTTCTTTTGTTTAAAATTTCTTGTTGGGCAAAGCAAACCCCATCGATATGCACAAAGAAAAAAAATAATGCTAAGATGATTTTACGCATTAAGGACCTCCATAAATAAAGCGGCAATCGAGTGATTGGGCACCCAATTGCCGCATGTGTTTGATCCAGGCCGCGTACCTGAATTTTTACGTTATTGTATTTTTATATTACGCCAGCTTATTACTGTAAGTAAAGAAAACGCTTCAACAGGGTTGAAAATAGTTTTCGGGAAGCTCTTCCAATAGCCCGAATTTGCGTTTACAGGCCAGGCAGCGGCAGTAGGAATACTTTCCCCGGTGATCCTGGCTGGATCCGTAAACTTTGAATTTTATGCTATGACAGTATGGACAGCTGTCCATTTTACGGCTTATGGTCTTTCTGAGGTAAGTTTCAGTAGGTGAGGGGATTGTTTTAACCTGGTCCGGCGGTTGTTCCGGCTGATCAATGGGCTCACGGTCGCGGCCGATCCAGTTGTCTTGTTTATTTAACCATTTTCCCATTAACGGCTTATCCAATTTGACCGGTCGCCGATCCATGATCCGGGCTGATGCTCTTGTTTTTCTTCTTGCTGTGCCGGGGTTGCCGGTGATGTCGGCCTGACGAGCAGATTAAGGTAAAGCATTTGCGCGGCGGCTATCTGTAAATATTCGCAGTCCCAATAATCTACGCGAGCCGATGCAGATACGGGTTGCCATGTTTCCGACTTTATTTTGCCGGTCTTAGCGTCGCGTATCGGCGTTTTTTTCTCATTCACCATTTGGTTTAAATAAGATTGTGATGGATCTTTATGTATATGCCATTGATTTTTAGCGCTTTCCTGGGCATGGATAAAATTATGCAACCGGTCTTTAAAGAAGTTACTGTCTACGTGCCAAAGATCTATTCCTCCGGGGATTGGTTTTCCGGTATCGGGGAATTTATCGATCTTTCTTACGACGAACATCTGACCATGAAGGGTTTCCCGCCCTTTTATGGCCCGGCATCGATCGGGGTGCTTGTGGCAAAAGTCGTATACTTCTGCTGTTCGATGGCCGCCGCTGTCTATCAATACCAGGCGTACGTGCATTGTAGACCCGTCTGCTTTTCGATATCCTGTATTGAGCACGATCAGTTCTATATCCTCCCACGTGCCGTAAATATGCTCTTCTTTTATAAGCCATGATTCCATGTCATACCCCCAAGCGCGGATCGTGAGATAATAGCTGTCATTATCTTGCGTGTCGATCGTGGCAAGGAGCACCAGGGCGCCATCGGGGACAACTTCGCGTTCATAATCGGTGCAGCGCTTTTTGATGGCTTCTGTTTTGGTTTCTTTGGTGCGCTCTTCCCATACTTCGGCAAGCCAGGAGTTGATAAAGTTCATGAGTTTTGGCGGATCATTGCAAACTTCGAACCATTTGGCAATGATGTCGGAAAAGGTGAGCCAGGGCGAATATAGAGCGTTAAGCCAGAAGCCGGCGCGGTCGGTTATAGGGATCTCTCCGTGAATGACTCCTTCTTTATCGATCGTGCATCCTTTAGGGACCCATTTGCCTTTTAAAAGCATTTCATGTTTATGCCTGTCCAGGATCTTTTCGCCGCATTCTTCGCATTCGTACCAGGCCAGCTTTAGCATGCGGATTTTGTCGGAGTCGCGTTCGCCTTCGGGGACTTTTATTTGTTTTTTAAGCAAGACCTGGTGATGGCCGCAATGCGGGCAGGGAACATAGAATTTACGCTGGTCGGTCTTTTCATAGGCTTTATGGATGTAGCCTTCTTTGGTGGTGGGCGTTGATACGTCTACCGCCTTGCAGATGTCTTTAAAAGTTCGAAGGCGCTCGTTTGAGAGCTCAACCGGATCGGCTTCTTTTCCGGAAAACCGGGGCCATTTGTCGAGCTCGTCACGTAACATATAACGTACGGCGCGGGACGACAGGCGCGCGGGGCTTCCGGCCCAAAGGATGTGCAGTCGCATGCGGTCTAACCGGATCCCGCGCTTGTTCATGTCGTCTTTATTAGATGATAGTTTTTTGATCAGGTCGTCAGCCAGGTTAAACATAGGCTGTATACGTTCAACGCAGAACTCTTTGACTGTATCTTCGTCAGGACCTATCCAGGCGGCCGGTCCGGGATCTTCATCTGCGGCCCACCCCAACATATTGAGCATGCTTTCGGTCTTGCCGACTTGCGTGCTGAACATCATGACGATCTGGCGGATATTGGGATCGCTGAAGGCGTCCATAGGGCCCTGCAGGTATGGCGTGAACGATGTCTGCCATTGGCCGCTCATGGCAGAGCTTTCAGGCAAAATGCGCTTCGTGTCAGCCCATTGAGTGACGGTGCTTTTTTCCTCTACTTCAAACTCTTTCCATAAAGATTTTTTAAGATCTTTAACAATCCGGTCGAATTCAAAATCTAGTTCAGCAACTGCGTCAGGCATTAAAATTTACCTTTTGCAAATTCGGTTAATATCGCATTTATTTGAGTTTCCATTGTATGCCGTATCTCAACAGTTGTTAATCCTTCCAGCTGCGGCGCCAGCTGCCTTGGCATTCCCAGGATCTTTTTTTTAAATGCACGAACCAAACTCTTCAATGTTTCTTCCGCGGCCGCGCGTGGAATCACTTCCTCCATTGCTTTCTTAAGATCGATCTCAGCCAGCTTTGCTTTATATTCCCGGTATTTATTCTCCCAATTTTCAGCGATCGCTTCTGCTGACTTTTTACTTTTTGCCCCTGGCTTTCTTAAAAACTTCCATGCCTGGATCTCTTTAATGTCATACTTGCCGTTCTTCATCACGGGCATACCATCACGGACCCAATTTTGCACAGTCCGCACAGATACGCCGAAAACATGCGCTACTTGATCTTGATTGTCTACCGTGCCAGGATTAGGTTGTCCATTCTCATAATCGACAAGCTCCTTAATCTCTGATTTTGTCGGCGCTTCCCCTTTGTGTAATTTTTCGAGTATTTTTACATGCCGTCTTTTTCGGGCCATTTCAACAATATTGGGTTTTTGTGGTTTATCATTATTCATGGCATACTATGGGCAGGTTGTTCCCGCGGTCGAAAAAAGCACCATGTTATGCCATGGATGTGGGTGCCGGTTTGAGTTCCAGCTCAGCCGGCTCCCCGATCGCAATAATTTATTTTATATATTTACCAGAGTTGGCCGCAGCCATGATTCGCAGCGCCGCATTCTTCACAAGTTTTCTTACAGATCCCGTTCGGATTGCGGATCTCGTCCTTATTGGTATCCGCTTTATCTTCCGGACAGGCTTTCTTAGGTTGCTTTAACTTTTTATCCAATCTTCACCGTTCCAGATCTTGTTAAACTTCTCTCTCATTACGAAAGCAAGCCAGAGCTGTTCCATTGTTTTAAAAATATGTCTATTATAAAAAGCTGCGCTATTTATCTTTTTATAAAAAATGTCGCCAAAATGCATGCAAGCTGTTAATAAGCCGTGAGCAGATACATGGGCTTTATACCATATCATATCCTGCAGCTGATCCTGCCGGGGAAGCCAGATACATTCTTTCTTAGGATTTCCAGAAATAAAAAGACAATAATCGCTTTTAAAGTTTTTAATATGGTAATAATCTCCAAACAATAACCAATTTCTTTGTATCTCCACCGCCTTTTCACACATCTTTATATATTCTTTTGAAATATCCATCTTATTCCTTTCAATACACTGTTCTAGCCGGCAGGTTGTATCCGAGCCAGATCCGACACCAAGCGGTGACTACGGGGCTTATGACACTCGGCATTATTGATATAGCACGCCTTACCGGCTAAAACTGTTATTTGCTACCACCATATATCGGTAAAACCTTCTTCAAAATAATATATAAATGATCTCCTTACATATTTGCTGTCTGCCCAATCTTCAACTGTAGCTAATAAGGAAATCGGTATCAGCAGCAATGTAAAACAAATCCTTATAAACAACCCTACTATCTTCTTTAAATATTTCATGACAGCTCCTCGGTTAAGCGACTAAGTCTTTTAAGTCTTTTCATTTCTCTTTTTGCTTCGGCTTTGGTAAGTTTATATTCCTTTTCTGCTTGAGTTTGCGGTGGATCTTCCGGGTAATATTCCGGATAGCGTTTATATTCACGGTGGAAGGTGGATCCGGATGAGTATGAATTTATAAAAGTATAAGCAAATAAGGAAAACAATAATGATTTGTTTATTTTTGACATGGGAATTCCTTGATCTTTGTATGGTATTGATAATTATCTTTTACCCATACTGGAAGACCTAACCGCCTGGCGTTTTGAATGATATCGTCCAGCCATTCATTTTGGGGTTTAGCGGCGCCGGCGTTGGAATCAGCACCTACTATGATCCAGTCAACAAGCGGCATATATCCATTTAACGGCTCAAGTAATGGCTCGATACTTACAAACATTTTGATCTGTTGAGCGGCTCCCCAATAGGTAAAATCAACGGACCTTAATTCTGATACTCTACGTTGATCCTTGTATGAATTGATCGTGGTCCCTAACCAGCAGTTAGAAGTAAAGTAGAAATCTTTATAACGCTTTGGATTTTTTGTTAAGAATTGAAAGGTGTGTTCCGGATGCTGCGCGACAACCTTTAAAACCTGCAGGATCCATTCTTCCGGCACCCAGTCGCCGAATAGATCTCCGGTGCTGACTACGAATATTTTCGACGGCTTTTTAAGCGATCCGATCTCGTCCAGGCGTTTCGGATGGAAAGTCGGCGTCATACTGTATCCAAACCGTTTGGTAAGCCGGCGCACGTAACAATACGAACATCCATGCTTGCAACCCGTCACTGGGTTCCAAGTATAATCCGTCCAATCAATTTTTGCGGGTCCTTGTTTATTCAGCATGGGCATCTTCCTCTTTTTCTTCAACCTCTAATACATCACAATCATCAAGTTCCATGTCTGTATAATCGATCTCCTCCCGGGCTTTCTCTTCCGCTTCCTCACGGCTGTCAGCTCTTACCCTCACCGTACATGTCCCAGATACAGAAAAAGTAACTTCCCATAACTTCAGCTGCTGTTCTTCTTCCATCATCGCTTGAAACCGTTCATACTCTCTAACAACGGTAATATGCTCAATGTTGCCAAATTCTGGTTTTACTTTGCCTGTCTTTAAATCTTCAAAAGTAACCATATTACCCCTTATTTATCCCTGCAGTTATTGCATTCCTCATCGGTTTGCCTGCAAGGATTTAACCTTATTTTCTATACCAGAAATTCCCAGGCACCTGACCATAAATTGATTTATGTGCCACGGAAGTTCTGCGTTCGATCTGGCGTCCGTAACTGTCTTCCTTTGTAGTATCGCCAGAAACGAACACAAGATTGCAGCAGGTCAAGCCCCAAGGCGCAGTAACTAAAGCGTCGTGCTCGACTCCAACCTCGTCAACAAAGACGATGTGCTCACCAGCAAACGGGAGAGCAGTAGGTGTTTTCATCTGTTCTTCTGTCATTTTTTTCACCTCCTTTCTTTATTTTAATAACTCAGCTTTTTTCCCAGTAAATTCTTCCCATCTGCGTACAGCGACATCACAGAACACAGGCTCCAATTCCATAGCAAAGCACCGGCGATTCACACGCTCAGCTGCGATAATCTGCGATCCGGATCCGCTGAATGGCTCATAGCAGATGTCTCCGGGATTTGTATGTACACGCATTGGAATAGCGAATATTTCCGTTGGTTTGACGGTTGGATGATCAAGGCCGTTATTGCGTTTCTTTCCTTCCCAATCAACTTCCCATAGATCAGCGTAGTATTCAGGGCTTTCAGGATCGCCGGACCGTAAAATATCGATGGTCCAAACGGATCCTATCTTTTTGCGGGAAGGACGAAAGAACGGTTTACTGCCTTTGCGCCAGCCGAACAAGCAAGGCTCATGGCGCCAGGGATAAACCGAATAGGTCAATACGGTGCAAGGCTTTACCCAGATAATGCGCTGATGCATTAAGATATTCAGTTCTTCAAATAAATCGGTAAGCAATCTAAAACGGCGATCTGCGTGCCAAATATATATAGCAGCTTTCTCATTAGCGATTGATAAGGCTGCTGTCAAAAAGCCATGGAAGAACCCCCGTGCGTCTTTTATATCCACTTCATGATAAGAGTCAGACCAATCCTTCCCGCCATTCGGCCGGTCCGCTCCGGTGTAATCAACCAAGTAAGGTGGATCAGTTGCCAGAAGCTGAGCTTTATTCCCATCCATTAATCGCGCGACATGCTCCGGATTAGTGCTATCACCGCATAGCAATCGATGATTGCCAAGGATCCACAAATCGCCTGGCTTCGTTATTGTTTCCTTAGGCGCGGCCGGGATATCATCCGGTAAAGTCTTCCCGGTATTTTCTTCTTCATATTGCTCAAGATCTTCGCGAGCCTCGCGCAAACGCAGTTCAATATAATCCTCCGGCATTTCATTGCGTAAGCGTTCCAGGATGGGTACCAGAGCAGCAGTAAAGTAACCGGCAATCTGCTGATTGTTCAAAGTTATAGCCAACGCCTGCTGCGCTAAATCATCAAGATCAACTACAACACAAGGAACAACTTCGATACCATCACGCTGCAAAATATGCAACCGCTGGTGTCCGGAAATAACCTGCATGTTCCGTTTGTTTACTACGATCAAGTCAACATAACCGAAGCGCTCCAAACTTTTTTGCAAACCTTCCATTGCTTCAGATTCAATGCCGCGGGGATTTTCTTCCCAAGGCTTTAAAGACGCAATTTGCAGATTTAAAATTTCGGGTTGCGTGTTAATTTTTGCCATGTTTTTTAACCATTTTCTCGTATACAAAGGTTGTTTTTGTTAATTCTTAAAATATGAACACGAAATACCAAAAAAAGATTTTTCAATCACTGACCTCCCGGGCGCTTGCCGACCCGCATAGCCCCACCGGGGGTGGAAGGACCCGCGGCCCTCGCCCCTGTGGATATCCTGTTAATATCCTCGACGGGACGCTGAACCGGGCCGATCGCGCTGAGATCTCGCAACACCTGGTCCAACTGGCTCTGGTCTGTAGCAACTGAGCGCCAGAAGTTGCGTCGGTACTTACGGGTGAAGCCAGCTTGCACGAATGCATAGTCTAATCCTCTTAACACCACCACCGCTGAACGGATTCGATTGCGTGCTTTATGTGTTTTCCAGGCACTTATTAACTTACCGAACATGGATAAACCTCCCAATTAAGTTAAATAACTTGATATACCAAGGCGCATGAATCGCGAATAAGATACGATCACGTTTCTTCTTTGCTTTACGTAACCCATGCTGCTTCTTAGCATTTCTATTCTTGCGTGCTGCGTTACGGCTTATAAATTTCATTCATCATTCCTCTTTTACATTTCATACGTTTGCCTTTTGTTTTGGTAAAACGCTTATATCGAGAATCACGCGGACAATTTCACTGCTGAATTATCGGGCGTTCTTTCATTTAATCCTTCACTTTCCGTGCGTCTTTCCCATCGTACTCACGTTGGATATCTATTTCATAAATGCCTTTCGGCATATCAATGGGCCCATGCTCCGGATGAATAACTTTGCAGCCGGCTTCGGCTTCCAGGATCATCACGCCCTTTTTCTTCGGGTCCTCGTACAGCTTGCCGTTTATTACTTCATGCATGTGACCGGTAGTCTCGCCCTCGATAATGATATTGTCGGTCTTGTGCCGCATATTCTTCTGCCAGCCTTTAGGAAACCGGCGTTTAGCGTCATCCTTACTTACGCCAAACATCAAAACATCACCCTGCCTATAGTTTTTAGCCTCCACAATTAACCTCCTCTTAGGTCTCTTTCTCGAATTTGATCGCTTTTCGCGGATCATCCACGCCAAAGGTCCATTGCCGGGCCTGTTCGCACTTATTCAACTTGGTCTTTTTCCCGCAATCCCAAACAAAGTCCGGGACACCCAGGTAATAGAATTGCTTTGTTGTCGGGCATTTAACTCTGAGAATACGAAGGCGGGATTTGTTGCTGCCGTTTCCGTCATCAACAGCGATCGGGAACTCCATCAAAAGCATGTTCCTTTTTTTATCCTCATGGATAACAGTATTGCGGTATTCTTTAGCGATCCTCTCCGGACCGATCTTTTTAAGCAGGGCAGCGCGTAGCTGGGCGTTTTTCAACTTAAGTACTTGATCAACCTTAAGTTTCTCTGCTGGAGTTTCATATAACTTCTTACTTACCGGAATACCATCTAAGAACACACACGGACGGCCGTTAATGACCCATTCTCCAACACGCTGGTTATTCCGGTATTCTCCGCTTGTTTTCACGCGGTTACGGCTATCGTAAAATATAAACCGGCAATTGCCGTCTTTTGAGTAATCAAACTGCCTTGCCGCTGACTCTCTATCTATTTTTTGTGAATTGTCCAGCTTGAAATAAACCTTACCGAGACAGCACCCATGCCGAATGTTTTGATAACTCTGGTATTCTTCGGAAGTCGATCTTGTTGAAAATCCTCCCGGACAACTTATAACAGCTGCAATCTTTCCATCAGGCCGCTTAACTGTAACTTCTTTATCACAATGGCGCATCTTAAAGGCCAGGCGTCGATTGCTATACCGAAATTCTTGCGCCATGAATCGGCCACGTGAATATCGGCTTATACATTTTCCGGTATCGCCAAATAAAACCTGGTCATGACGCTCACAAATGCCATGTAACGAACGTTTTGTGTCCGGATGATACCGCAATATAACTTTCCCTCTGGCCTGCTTTAAAAAACGCCCAAGATGTTCATGTTCCTTAACCTTACCGTTATGAATTAATTTATGCCCGCATATTTTTCTGTCTTCTACGAAGATGATGTATTTTGATCCATTTTTACAGTTAACTACTACGTTACCGTCTGACTCCAAATAATGAGTTTCAATGCCGTCTGAAATGCGAAAATGGCAATAATAATATCCCGAAAACATTATTTCGCCTCCTTCTTACCGAACAATCCCGCGATCTTGCTCATTCCCTCTTCAACTGCTTTCTTGTCTTCCTTGCTTAACTTTGTCTTGGCTTTAACGATCACCTTGGCCCCGTCAGCTCCTTTAAACTCCATCTCACCACGCTTTTTCGGTGCCGGCTTTTTTGCTTCCGGGGTTTTCGTCTCATTTGAAACTGCTTTTGTCTCATCCTTAGCCGGTTTCGTCTCAACCTTCGCCTTTTGCGTTTCCATTTCGCTTTTTACCGTTGTTTCGATCTCCTTCAGGTCAATTTCATAAAGCTCACAAAAGGCCTGCATTGTTTCGCTGTACTCATGCCATCCATCCCATTCCGGCCAGGAAAGCAACTCGCATACAAAAGCCGGGTAATCAGCTTCCGGAAGCTTTTTAAAATGCGCTTCAACGGTATTTACCGCCTCATCAGCCTTAACATGCCGGCTATCGAGCGTTTGATCTATCCGCTTGGCCAACAAATTAATGGCGTTCGATTTGGCGCGCTTTACTAAAACCTCTGCAATAGTTTTCCAAAACGTCAAATGCAGATCGCCTTTAACCTTTTCGACAATCAAACCGATGGCCTTGCCTGATACCATCTTCCGGAGCTCTTTTTCGGATGCGTTGCTGTCTTCTTTTAGTTTTTCCGGATTGGGAAGAACGCCTATCTTCTGAAGGACTTTTTCAGCCTGGGATTCTTTGATAATTTCATGTATCTTGCCTTTAGGATCAACAGACACCGCCGGCCGGACGTCCGCATCCTTTAAAACCTCGCGATACGTGCGCTTTTGCTTATCACCTCTGCATTGCTCATCCAGCGACACATAACCTCCGCCAACTTTCTCCCCAAAAGGAAAAGCATTCTTTGTCTCCACAACACGCAACCCCATTCCATTGGCTTTCTTTTGCTGCCGTTTAACGTATTCCTTGCGCTTGGTTTCAAAACAAACCGGATCAGTGCAGACGTCTGCACTCTTAATGTCCGGGAATAAAAGGTTTTGATTTCCGGTCCGCTTAGTACATGTTGAGCAGCTTCCCAAATCCGGACAAATCGTTGAATCTTTAGCGAAACCGGATCCCTTGAGGTTAAGCATGTAATCACGCTGGATAAGATCACACGCTGCGCGATAACTTAAATTTTTGATATCATTAGCCGCTTTCTTTTGCATTTCATCCGGGATACGTGCAATCAAAAGCGCTGTGGAAGGATTAACATCACCGGTATAAAACATCTTCCGGCATTCAGGTATTAGATCGCAAAGCTTCAGCCTGCCATAAACGTATGATTTGCTTTTTCCAACACGATCCGCGATCTGATCGGCGCCATCGTATCCGTACTTTTTCATCAACTGCTCATATCCTTCAGCCTCTTCAAGGGGATGAACATCCGAACGCTGCATGTTTTCGATCAGCTGAACCTCAAGCATCGTTTTATCGTCCATTTCACGGATAGATGCCGGCACCTTTTCCAATCCAACAGTTACAGCTGCGCGATACCGGCGCTCACCGCAAACAATCTCAAAAAGATGACTACCATCCGGTAAAGGCCTCACCAACAACGGCTGCAAGATTCCTTTTTCACGGATGCTGTCTTCAAGCTCCTTCATTTCAGCGCTATCAAAAGCTTTCCGTGGATTTGTTTTACTCACCACGAGCATTTCAATGGCAATAAGCGCCATGTCCATTTTTTGTTCTGTCATAATCCATCATCTTTCTTAAATTGCTGGTTTAATTAAATTTCGTCTGATAACTCTTTCCAAAGGGCTTCGGCTTTTTTAACAAGTTCAGGCCTAATCATCTTTAAAACGCTCATTTCAGCTTTAAACACATTGATCTCATTTAAGAATTTCTTTACTGCCTTAACATTGCGCTCTTCCTTTTCATCTTCCGGATTTTTTTTCAGCCGTTCTTTTAAAATGTCTTTTAATGTTTTCCGGACCTCTGCTGCCGGCATACCGCGATCGAATACCATCCGGCGCAATTCCATATAATCGCTTTTAGATACGCCCTCTTTAAACCTGGCTGACCGTAGAACGCTGATTGCGTCCAACTCCGGTACATTGGCTGCACTCTTTCCGGAAATAAACTCATCTTTAAGCAGCTGCGATTCACACTGCTCAACGAAAGCGTATGTCTTAATCATCTTCATAGCCGCTGCGTTCTTCATTCCAGCGTCACCCGCAATATAATCATCAAAGCGGTTATATCCCCAATACAGGAAAGTTTTATCACGCCATATCGAATAAAGCGTCTGCGATAGCTTGAGCCATTGTGTTTTAAAATCCTTGGCGCCGGCTTGAACCCGCTCTCTCAGTTCCTGGCTTACTGGGTTATTCAGCTTTTTATGCTTGCTTGTGCGTTCTTCCTCATCGATAATTGACATGACAAATCTCCTTTAATCGTTAAAAAATATTTTTGCTGATATATAAAATCCCAACATAAACGCCGCCAATAGAGCGATAACGACGGCAGTGATAATTAAAAAGAGTTTCATCACGCCTCCTGGATTGTTACTACGGTCTTATCATCCCCTTGATGAAAGCTGACGCTTAAACCCACGATCCATTTACTATCATCCCGTACGGTAAATGTGCGCTTGACTGCGTCATTAAAAAACTTTGTGCCAGCAATATAATTGTCAAAATCACGGCGGCGGGTGATCGAAAAATAGATATCGTAATGAATTTTTATCGGTTTTAAGAACATGACTCGATTTAACTTCAGCCATTGTTCATAAAAGAAATAATCGACTTTTTCTTTCTCTTCACTCCTGACTCTCCAGTGCATATTGAATAGCTTATTAAGCGAAATTGGCAGCCACGGGACAGTGAATGTGATCGAATTAGGCTCCATACTTCACCGACTCCCGTAAAATATTTCGACTTTTACAATTTTTATTGATGATATAGATCAACCTAGTCTCTTTACATTTCAAGCAATAAAACATAAAACAAACATCACCCCGGGCATTCTCACTTTTTAAAATGATCACACCGTGTCGAACGTGTATATAACGGAATTCTTTTGATACTTTGAATATCGTTTCAATTTGCGACATGGCTCACTCCTGCCTCAAGAAACTTTTGGAAGATCGATCCGATAACTACCGGATCCTTTTTAAAATTGTCATGTTCTTTCACATTACGCGCCGCAAAATACGCTTGCGAACATCGGTATAAAGAATCTAAAAACCAACCGAAATCATTCCGGACAATCGCTCCTCGCTCAAGGTAAGATCTTGCGACATCAATGATCACTTCATCCGGAAGCGGCTCATTCAAACCGGATCGCTTATGAAACAAATTGATCAGCTCGTAAATATTGATCCCTTGGGTAAAAACTGCTTTTAAAACCTCGCGAACCTGGGGGGAAGCTGTGGAAAAGTTTCCTTCTGGATCGGTGTTATTAAAAGACTTACTATTGGTAGGTATGGTAGGTATGGTGGGTAGGTAGGAGGATTGCTTGAGCATGCCTTTTGCATTACTTGAAGCATTGCCAGAATCACCCGGGGCATTGCCTGGAGCATTGCTTGAGCATACATCTACCTTATTTTGAGATTTGCCGGAACTTTTGTCTTTTTCCCAACGTGCCCTGGCCGCCTTTTGGGCTTTATCTTTTAAGGCGATAATATGCCCTTCATGATCCAGCCAGTCGTGTATCTCATAATCTCCATCCTCACGCCGGACTAAAAACTCCACCTTAACCATAGCATCGATCATATCCCCGGGTTTTCCCCACCAATCAACCAGCGATTCGATCTCATGAGTAGAGTAGCCGGTAAACCTGCCGTCTTTAGCATGGTACTTACCGCAGTAGCACCACAGCTTAATCGGCAGCATTTCTGCCCCTCTCCCTAACAGTCCGACCAGTCGTTTAGTTTTTGGGTGTCCAAAGAAATCCGGATCAAGATTGATGTATAACAATGGAACCTCCGTTTATTTAAAAAAACATCACGTTCACATTCATCAGGCCGCTTAAAAAGTAGAAGCAAGCTTTACTCCACTGTTTAAAAATGGCGCAGATAACCGCCGCGATGAAAAATGTCGTGCTTATTACGATTGGAAATAAATACTGAAACCAGTTAGGTAGCGTGTTCATTATCTTTGTAAGTTCTTTACCGTTTCCGATCCCAGGATCGTAGACCGGACATCGTTAAATATATTGAGGATTTGTATCCGCTGGCCTTCCGTCAACTTGTCAGCGAAAACACCTTTTAAATCTTTTACTGCCTCAAGCTGATTGGCAGTAAATTTGTTCTGATTCTCCCAAAGCGAAAAGAAAAACTTGATAGCGCGGATATCCGGGATCGAAGTATCGTATTTACGGGCAAGGATCTTATTCCCGCAACCTGCTCCGGATTTTGGCGATCGGGATTTTGCGGCATCATTTGCAGATTTTGATACGGTTGGTACTGTTGTTGTCTTTTTCTCGATCTTACGTCCGAAAGTCTTTTTAAACGCGGTTGTATCAGGTTTTTTTTCGGTAGGAATGACTATATTGATAGGTGTAGCAACTACGAACTTATCCTGCTTACAATCAGAACAAACGAAGCGGACCAAAATACCAACCCGAACTTCTATGCCTTCCATTTGATATATTTGATCAAGCTTCCATAAGTGCTGGTGTTCGCCGGATGCCTGGACAGGCGATGATTCTCCATTGCTTTCCGTATTAAACATTATAGCCTCCGGATTTAGGCGGTTGGATGTAATGGAGCGCGCTTCTTAACTTCCCATCCGTTAAAACAAGATCTTCCAAACAAGATCTGCTTCCGGCTTCCTTCTCTGTCTTGTGAAGCTTATTAACATCGTCAATAAGATCACGAATCCGATTAGCGATGAGACTACGACTAAGTCTCGGACTTATACCTCGTTTAACCATACAAACTCCTTTTTATCGACTTACTTCTTGAACTTATTGACTTTTTTCCCGACGAAGGCAAAAAAAAATAATCGTTATGCTAAACCCATTTCCATTGCCACTAGTTGCTGCAATAAACAATCTCCGTCATCCGATCGCATAATACGATCTTCAAGAAACGGGAAATATGAAATAGTAAATTGATTCCCAAATTCACATCTTGTTTCGTACATAGTTTTGAATGTCCACCTACCAAAACAATGTTTTTCGTATGTTTTAAGCATTTCTTTTATATTCATAATTAAGCATCCTCTAATTACCTGATAAGACCAATTGCATCTGTCCGCATTCATCAACCTCAATCGGGAACAGTTCTTCACTGGGATAGTTTTGACTATCCTTAAACTTAGCCCAGGCGCTTTTCAGCGTGTTGTACGTCTCAAGCATGTCAAACAGTTCGCCTTTAAAAGCGCCCAGGCAAGCATCTGCTTCTTGATCATTCTCCGGAATGTAATAACCAAACGGACGCTCTTTCGCAGCTCCAATTAAAATCCCGGATCTGCGTAGTTCACGAATTACATTGTTGATCACTCTTATGTTGACACCGTGGATTTGAGCAAGGCGATCGGCTTTTACTGCGGATTTTCGACCTCTGCAAAACGATTCCAGATATTTGATAACATCGTTCTTGATTTGGTCGGAATGATGAAGTTTAATCATATAGTTACCTGACCCATATTCACCATCTGGAGAAAATGGTTGCGGGGGCCGGATTTGAACCGGCGACCCAGAGATTATGATTCTCTTGTTCTGCCTTACTGAACTACCCCGCGAATTTTAGTTCTTCTGTTAAGATCAAAGGTGGTACAGAACTTACTTTTCCGTCTTTGTCGGTTTTATGCAACCAGCCGCAAGTCGGACAGCGGATCTCGTCATTCTTTTGTTCTAGATAGATATTTTCACCGCATTCGCATTTGATCATTTGATCTGCTTTTTTAGAGGCCGCCGGCAAGATTGTTTCATACTTGCATGTCGCAGCATTCGTCCCACACCATCACGCGTGGTAATCACCAGCAGCTACTCGACTTCTAAGACTGGTAGTTTCAGCGTCTTATTTCGCCACGACGGCCCATTAATTTATTTGTAAAGCTGATCGCAAACGTCGTTACCTCTGTTCTGCATCTTGCACCAGATCTTCTTACCGTTATTCTTCATGGTGCCGTCCTTTGCAGTCTGGATCAGACCTTTACCTACAGATCCAACAGCAACAGCAGATCCGAGCATTGCAATGCAAGAACCGACAAGCGCGAAACCGGTCAGGCCGGCCAAAAGCACAGATCCTTTGATATTGAATTTACTGAACATCGTTTTCCCCTCCGGTTAAAGTTGATCTATGTAAAGCCTCACGGCGTTAATTGATACTTAAACCTCTTCAAGCAGCTTGAAATAATGTTCATCACCGATCTTGACATAATTCGTGAAATCAACCTTCGGTCCCCATTCTTTACGCAAATACTGCAGAGCTGCTTGTTTATCGCGGTAAAATTCGAAATTCTCATGATGTGAATACTTCCAGGATTTATCGGGAATAAAACTACTGACTAACTTTTTAAGGCGGGTATAGACTGTTTTTTCGTAGGCGTTAAGATCTTTTTCTTTAGCTTTTGTATACTGCTTAGATCTTGTCCGGTAAGCTGATGAAATTCGCTTCATCGCTTTTAACATTGTTTCGCCAGGTTTCATTGCTTTGTAATAGGTGTTAAGCTTCGGCGCCCATCCTTCCGGATCTCCGGCCGACTCTCCGTATAAAATATTGGTTACCTCTTCAACTTCGGCGGGCTGGACAATTTGCGCGTGGGCTTCGATCACATTAATAAACGCGATCAGTAAAAATATCGCGATCAATCCAAGGAACAATTGCTGATAAGATACGATCACAGCCCGGTGAAAACTTGCATCGATCCATCTACCGCGGCGCGCGTCATTAATGAACAGATGATTAACTTTCATTGCTTATCTCCTTTTAAAGTCTGATTGATTGGCTGTCTTTGCCATTGTTTCCAAAACATTCTTAGGATCGAACATCGGATGACCGTTCGGGGTTGATTTATAAACTCTCAATCCAAAAGACCTCATCCGGTTCCAGTTCTTATATGTCCAGCTAGGACTTTTCTTGATCATCGTCGCTAATTCGCTTAGTCCGATCAGTTGAGTTGATACCATTACTTTTCCTGCCCTTCCGGAGTAGGCTTTTGATTTAATTCTTTGATAAGCCGCTTGATACCCTCTTCCTTATGTATTGCTTTTTGCCGAAATACTGAAAGCTTGATCAAAGCATCTGTGCGAGACTTATCATCCTTCAGGTCCATTACTTCCTGAGCATGTAACCTCTGCAAAGCAGCGTGCGCGTGCTTTAATGCCTCCGCATAATCTTTGATGCTATTTGAATGAATGTCGCTTAATAAATGACGGGTAACATCCGACCGTAGTCTGTCGTTCTCGTGATCCAGGCGTTCATTTGTATGCATAAACTCAATAACCGAATCCAAATCCTTAACAACGTTACTCAGGAAACAAGCTATCTCCATTAATTCCTCTTCGACAACTGCCTTATCGCTCATTTGGAATGGCATAAATACCTCGTATTTGTTTTTGTTAAAAAGCTGTCTCTCCAGCTGTCACGCCCTGAACGGTATTGCGTTTGACGTTACGCTATTAGCCCGCCGCCCTCGTCTCGCGCCATTCTCCGGCCTCTGTCGCGCGTTCCTGCGTTATGCTGTCCGTATTGGCTTACGAACTCGACTCCCGATAAGTCGGCAAACCCGGAGGAAAAATTTTTTTATATGCATGTGCACAATTTGTCATATTTGTGTTACTTTTGATCATGGGTGATGTCTATTTTTTGACAATTTTGTTGTAAATTGTCATATTAGTTGCTAGGATTACGCTGTGAATTTATGAGATCGAGGATCTCTTTTTTAGGAAACCGGATCATCCCTGTGCCAAGTTTGCAATACGGTATCTGATTATTTTTAACCTTCCGGTAAATGGTTCGTAAATTTACTCGGAATATATCAGCCACCTCTTGCGGCGTAAGCATCTCGGGTAATGTTTCAGTCATTTGCATTGCTGATCACCTCCTAAGTAATCTTTTAAGCATTTATGCTTAATTGGTGTTCAAAAAAAATTAAGCATTGTCAACGCATGACAAAATATACCAAATATGCTTATTTTTGTCAATTATTTTTTTTATGGAACTTGAATTAAGAGAAAAAATTAGTTTAGCTCGACGACAAAGAAAATTAACCCAATCAAGGTTAGCTTCATTGATTGGTATAGATATGCAGACTTATAGCCGATGGGAGCGGGGTATAATAAAAAAAATCCCATTAGAAGCTATTGTAAAAATTGCTGAAGTTACTGGAAAACCAATCGCATACTTTCTATCTGAAATCGATGAAACAAAGCTGAAAGTACAAGAATCAACCGCTACATACAACGCCCATCCGATCGATACCGGCGGCTTGTTGCAGATCCCGGTACTCGGGATAATTCCCGGTGGAAACATAGATCTTTTTATAGATACCCCTCCCGATTTCCTCACCTTAGATAAAAAGATCCTGGTCAATCAAAACTGTGTAGCCTTCCGGATAAGCGGCGACTGTCTCATCGACGCCCGTATTCATGACGGGGATTATGTTCTCGTATCAAAAGATGAAAAGGTAAAGAATGGAGATATTGCGGTAGTCCGGATCGATAATGAAATAACCTGCAAGATCGTATCCTTGCTGGAAGACGGCCAATTACTGCTGGAATCAGCCAATAAAGCCAACCCATGGAAACGTGTAATTGACCCCAAAAAGAACTCAATCCGGATAATCGGCCTGGTAACTCAGGCTATAATGCAGTTTAAAAAGTAAAAAAGGCTAAAAACGGGCAAATTGTGCGAAAAATGATAGTTGCAAGGCGAATATGTAGTATAAATAATATGTGAATACCACCCCTGTTCCCTCATCCAAAGATAAAAAACACATATCAGTAGATCTAAAATGTTATTTCGATAAACTCCTTGCCGACTATCATGTACCGCCGGGAGCGACAAAAAAGCTTCAAGAATATCAAAACCTTGAACTCCTCCACTATGTCCACAGACAAACCAAAAGATAACTTCCCATATAAAATGTACACAATACTGATAGTAGACGACACTAAGACAGACCTCGAGCTTATCTCCGGCATTCTGAAAAGCGATTTTAATTGTATTGTCGCAATGGATCCAAAAGAAGCGATCGATATCGTGCAAAAAGAAAAGATCGATCTTATCATCCTGGACCAGATGCTTCCGGGAATGACCGGCATTCACTTGCAGGAGAAACTATTGGAGATCAATTCCAATCTGCGGTTTATTATGATCACCTCCCTCGAATCTGTCCAGCTGGCCGTTAAAGCCATAAAGAACGGCGCGATCGATTACCTCATCAAGCCGATCGAACCCTATATTCTTATTCACACCATCGAAACCGTCTTAAAACATATATACGTTATGGAAGAAAAGATCAGACTGGAAAAGCAAAATCAAAACGCGGTCGCGGAGCTGCAGAAGTATAAGAATTTATTCGGAGATCTGCCAAAAGGAGAATAACAATGGCGTTAAAAATTAGAAATGAAGGATCAGATAGGTTTTTTTATATATTATTCTGCATTTTTTCTCTAGGATTCAGCTGGTGGATGAGAGTTATTATTTCCGAAGCAATACGACAAGCGTTAACCAATTCAAATGAAACCGACAAATAGGATGGTTACTATGGCAAAACGCAATGAAAAAACCTCTTCAAAGGTGGCATCTATTGCCAGTAAAGTTCTACGGGGCGGAAACGCGACGAAAAAAGAATTAAAATCAATGGCTGCATCTGCTTTGACCCAGGCTCCTAATAAAAAGAAATAATCATTTTTTTGAATTATTAATATTACGATTATTACTACTTAATATTTCTCGACGACAAACGCATAAAAAATACTCATTAATTATTATTAAATATGTTGACGTTAACCATATCACTCATTAAAATTAGACCATGTTGGCTTGAAAATAAGTCAACTAAACGGTATATTTTAAATAAGAATCTATCCGGACGCCCGTAGGCGGGCACCAAGGGCATCGGCCAGTAAAATGGTCGGTGCCCAATCTATTTTAGGAGGGTTTATGTGTAAAGTAGCCGTTCTGATTGATGGAGGTTTTCTACAAAGGGTTTTTACTTCTAAAAGATCTACGCCGACCCAAAAAGCATTTCCCTCTGCTGATGATGTTATAAACATCGCTAAAATGGTAATTCAACCCGGTGAAAAGCTTTTCCGGTTATATTATTATGACTGTCCCCCTTTTGAGGATACTACTAAAAATCCAATAAGTAACATTACTGTAAATCACGCCAGATCACCTAAATGCAGGGCAATTAAAATTTTTCAAGAGGAATTAGCCCAAAAAGAACATGTCGCTTTCAGAAAAGGCGACCTACGTTGCTTTGGTTGGAAATTATCTGATATCGCATTGCAAAGCATTGAACGTGGAACGCATCCAGGAACGATTAATCCAGCCGATTTAATACCAAATTTTCAACAAAAAGGCCTTGATATGAGAATTGGCTTAGATATAGCAGTTCTCTCAACTAAAAGGATCGTTGAAAAAATCGCAATAATTACAGCCGATACTGATTTTATTCCAGCAATGAAGTACGCCAGAAAAGAAGGAACTATTATTGCAGTTGTCGATATTGGATCGAATTTAAGAAGCGATATGAAACATCATGCTGATGAAATTATTAAGATCGATTTAACCCAATATACACCATAAATGAGCTCCATCCGAAAACGCGGTAAATATTACCACTACAAAGCCTATATTAATGGCGTTGAGCACCGGGAATCACTCCACACATCCGATCGCGCCGAAGCAAAATACTTGCAGTCCATAAAAGACCGTCAACTGCTTTCCAATAACAATCCATTTGCTTACAAGACGACACCCATCACGGCTATCCTTGACACATACCAAAAAGACCGAATCAACTACCGCTCAACCAGACATTCCCTCGATTCTTTCCGGCGAATAAACGGGTTTTTGAATCACAACAATATTAATTTTTTATCGGAAATAACATCGATCTGCCTCACGGAATACATCAATTCAAAGATCACAGCGGAATATAGCCGATATGAAGCAAATAACATCATCAAAGACGTGAAAGCGTTCATCAACTGGTGCGTACGGAAAAAGATCATCTTTGAAAGCCCGGTGGCCGATGTTTCTAAATTGCCAATCGAAGAATCCCCGCGGCGAGCTTATGAAGGAGATGAATTATTGGAACTTATAGCGGCCGCCAAATCCGGCATGTCAAAAAAACAACGGGAAAAGGCAAAAAAAAGCGACTACAAACCAGAACGGCTCTACCCTTGCGTTATGACTGCGCTTTATACCGGGCTGCGCAAATCCGAACTTTTCCGGATGAAATGGGCCGACATCGATTTCGATAATGACACGATCATGGTGCCCAAAACAAAATCTAAAAAATTCAAATTGGTTCCTATTGCACGGGATCTCAAAAAAATCTTATCTCCACTGCGTTCAGATCCAGATAAGAACTGCTTTGATATCACCAACTATACCCGGGTATTAAACCGCATCTTCAGAAATGCCGGCATTAAACATGACCGCGGCTGGCACTTCTTCCGACATACCAACGCCACCCACCTCCTACGCTCAGGAGTTGACATCAAAACAGTTGCCGGGATCCTGGGCCACTCCTCCACAAACATCACCCAAATATACGTCCACACCACAACAGAATCCATGAAAAGCGCAGTAAACAAGTTAAAATTTAGGCACAATTTAGGCACACAAAAAAAGAAAACCTCCTCGGTATAA